GATTTCTGGTTGCCTAGAAGAGAAGGTGGTCGTGGAACTGAAATCACAACTCTACCTGGTGGTCAGAATTTAGGTGAATTATCTGATGTTGACTATTTTCAAAAGAAACTTTATAGAGCATTAGGTGTTCCTGAATCAAGAATCGCTGCTGAAGGTGGGTTCAATTTAGGTCGTTCATCAGAAATTTTAAGAGATGAACTTAAATTTGCTAAGTTTGTAGGACGTTTAAGAAAGCGTTTTGCAGCAATGTTTAACGATATGCTTAAGACACAATTAATTCTTAAGAATATTGTTACACCTGAAGATTGGAAACAGATGGAAGATCATATTCAATATGACTTCTTATATGACAACCAATTTGCAGAATTGAAAGAGTCTGAGCTTATGGAAGGCAGACTAGGTATGCTCGCAACAATCGAACCTTATATTGGTAAGTATTATTCTACTGAATATGTTCGTAAGAGAGTTCTACGTCAAACTGATATGGAAATAGAGGAAATTGATACTCAGATTGAAGATGAAATTCAAAAAGGAATTATTCCAGATCCATCTCAAATTGATCCAATAACAGGAGAACCATTACCTCAAGAGGGTGATCCTGCTATGGAAGGAATGGGTGAACAACCAGTAGATCCAGATTTAGAAGCACAAGCACAAGCGGTTGATGCTCAATATCAAAAAGATACCAAGAAAGCCGAGTTATAAATAGGAAATATATAACTTATATAATCTTATGGAAGACATCGTTGATTTGATTGCAACAGATTCGTCTGCGTCTGATATTAGCGACAAAATAAAGGATATGCTTTATGCTAAATCAGCAGGACGTATTGATGCTATGAAACCAAATATAGCGGATACTGTATTTGCAGAACCAGAAGCATCAGAAGAACCAACTGAACAGGAACAAGAAGAATGAAACTGATCACAGAAGAGATTTCTCAGGTAAAAATTATATCCGAAGGTAGAGGGTCTAATAAGACACTTCACATCGAAGGTGTATTTTTACAGGGAGGCATTAAAAACCGTAATGGTAGGATGTATCCTATTGATACTCTTGCTCGTGAAGTTGGTAGATATAATGAAAATTTCATTAAAAAGGGACGTGCTTTAGGAGAATTGGGTCATCCCGATGGTCCTACAGTTAATCTTGATAGGGTTTCTCATAAAATTACTTGCCTTACCCAAGAAGGTAATAACTTTAAAGGAAAAGCAAAACTTCTTGAAACACCTATGGGTAAGATTGCAAAATCTTTACTTGGTGAAGGTGTTATGTTAGGTGTTTCTTCTCGTGGAGTTGGATCACTTAAAGAAAACAATCAAGGTTATAAAGTTGTTGGTGAAGATTTTCAATTAGCAACTGCTGCCGATATAGTGGCAGATCCTTCTGCTCCAGATGCTTTTGTTAACGGCATAATGGAAGGAAAGGAATGGGTTTGGGAAGGAGGAATACTCCGTGAACAACTCGCAGAAAAAACAAAGAAGGCTATTGATACTTTAGCTGGTCAAAATGCTTTAGAAGAGCATAAGTTAGGTCTATTTAATAATTTTCTAAATAACCTCTAAGTTTAACAAATCTATAAATAAGTATAGATTCTTACAAGATTCAGTAAAACACGTTGGTAACAATTCACTAAATGGAAAACATCGAAGAAAACGTAGTAACCAAAGGTGCAGCTGCAGCAGATCCAGCACCAAAAGCTGGCGTTCCAGTAGAAGACCTTGGTGGACCTACCCCAGAAAACTATCGTCCTGATGACGATTCTGCAAAACTCAAAGACCCAGCCGCTACATTAGCACAGGTCAAAGACGTTGTTAATGCTAAAGCAGCTAAAGCTGAAGCAGTTTCAGACGAACTAGAAGACGGTCAGGAAGTTGTTGCCGAAGACGAAGTAGCTACAGAAGAAGGAACTGAAGTAGTTGCTGAAGAAGAAACTTCTGAAGAGGAAGCAACTGAAGTTGTTGCCGAAGAAGAAGCTACTGAAGAAGAAGTAATCGAAGAAATTAATGTTGAAGAAGATCTTCAAGCATTAATCGCTGGTGAGGAACTATCTGAAGAGTTCCAAGATAAAGCAAGAACGATTTTCGAGACCGCAATCAAAACCAAGGTTGCAGACATCAAAGAAGAACTCAATGAGTCTTATGCTAAAGCTCTAGTTGAAGAACTAGATACTATTAAGACAGGACTTACAGAAAGAGTTGATTCTTACCTTGAGTACGTTGCTGATGAGTGGGTTCAGGAGAACCAACTTGCAGTAGAAGCAGGTCTTAAAACAGAAATGACTGAGTCCTTCCTAGAAGGTATGAAGTCACTATTTGAAGAACATTATGTAACAATCCCTGAAGAAAAATATGATGTGCTTAATAGCATGGTAGATAAGCTTGATGAAATGGAGAATAAACTCAATGAGCAAATTGAAAGAAATGTTGCTCTAAACTCTAGATTAGCAGAATCCACAGCAGATGTAATTTTTGCAGATGTTGCTGAAGGTCTTGCAGACACTCAGAAGGAAAAACTTGCCACTCTTGCAGAAAATGTTGAGTTTGAAAGTGAGTCAGACTATCGTGAGAAACTAGGTACACTTAAGGAATCTTATTTCCCAAGTAAAACTAGTGCTCCAAAAAGCACCTCTGAAAACTTATCAGAAGAGGTATCTACTGAAGAAGTAGCATCCGAGGATGTAAATCCTAGAATGCAAGCCTATCTTGATACACTTTCAAGAGCTGCTCATAAGTGATTTTTAAATTATTAAATTCAAACAATAAACCGTAAGAGGTAAACTCAAATGCAGATGTTCAATTCTGAATATCTTCAGGAAAAGTGGGCTCCTATTCTAGACTATGATGGACTTGATCCAATCAAAGATTCTCATAGAAGAAGCGTAACCGCCGTCCTGTTAGAAAACCAAGAAAAAGAATTAAGGGAAGAGCGTAACTTCCTATCCGAAGCTCCCAACGTTAACACCAATAGTGGTGCAAGTGCAGGTTTCTCTGCCGATGCTACTGCTGCTGGTCCAGTTGCTGGTTTCGACCCCGTTCTGATTTCATTAATCAGACGTTCAATGCCAAACTTGGTCGCTTATGACCTTGCTGGTGTTCAACCAATGAATGGTCCTACTGGACTAATCTTTGCAATGCGTTCTCGCTACAAGACTCAGTCTGGTACAGAAGCATTATTCAACGAAGCAGACACCGCATTCTCAGGACAACCTGATGGATTGGATGACACTTCAGGTTTCACCGCTACTGGTGCTAACAACGTTGGTTTGGGTACAACAGCACAACAGGGTTCTAACCCAGGGTTGTTGAATTCAACTGCTGCTCAAACAAATGCTACTGACTACAACGTTGGTCAGGGTATGCGTACAGACTCTGCTGAAGATCTAGGTGATGGAACTGGCGACCAGTTCAACCAGATGGCATTCAGCATCGAGAAAGTAACAGTTACTGCGAAATCTCGTGCGTTGAAAGCTGAGTACTCACTAGAGCTTGCTCAAGACCTCAAGGCAATCCACGGTTTGAATGCAGAAGCAGAACTTGCTAACATTCTTTCTACTGAGATCCTTGCGGAAATCAACCGTGAAGTTATCCGTACTATCTACAACGTTGCTGAAGCTGGTGCTCAAGCAAACGTTGCTTCTGCTGGTACATTTGACTTAGACACCGATTCAAACGGTAGATGGTCAGTTGAGAAGTTCAAGGGACTTATCTTCCAGATCGAGCGTGATGCCAACGCTATCGCACAAAGAACTCGTCGTGGAAAGGGTAACATGATCCTTTGTTCCGCAGACGTTGCTTCTGCTCTAACAATGGCTGGTGTTCTCGATTACACTCCTGCACTTAATGCAAACCTTAACGTAGATGACACAGGCAATACATTTGCTGGTGTACTACAAGGTAAGTATCGTGTATACATCGACCCATTCTCTGCTAACGGTTCTGCAACTCAGTACTACGTTATCGGATACAAGGGTTCTTCTCCATATGACGCTGGATTGTTCTACTGCCCATACGTTCCTCTACAGATGGTTCGTGCAGTTGGTCAGGACACATTCCAACCAAAAATTGGATTCAAGACTCGTTACGGAATTGTTGAGAACCCATTCTCACAAGGAACTACACAGGGACTTGGAACACTTACACGTAACTCTAACCGTTACTACAGAAGAGTTAAGGTTGCTAACCTTATGTAAAAAGAAAGGATATAATTCCTTTATTCAAAGACCTCCTCTTGCAGGAGGTCTTTTTTTGTGCTATAATATCCACAAGTTTCACAACCTTCTATTTGGAAGTGAAATAAGTTCAACCGCAACCTGCATTTGGGGAGTGGAATATCACAAAAAGTAACATGTCTAATAAATCACATTTCCAAACGGAAATATTAGAACACACCTTACCTGTAATTAGAAATAAGCAGGGAGATGTAGTTCCATATGTAAGCATTAAAGAAAGTGGAATAATTGATGCATATTGGATGCCGTATCAACTATTTGCACTACTAGAAGAATTATTCTGTCAAAGAGATACTGAAGGTCGATGGAATAAAGCAAAGAAATATCTAGCAAAATTCATACCAGAACATGCCATTGTAGTAGTTGGAAAACTAACTAAAGCAGATACAATGAATGGAAAAAAATATAAAGCAGGAAGTAAATTTAGAGTAGATTCAAATACTCGTGCTTACAATTGGGGAATAGGTGGTTCAGACCAAATCCCTAAAGATGTTTTTGTTATAGAATTCAACTTTCCATCTTTTGCAAGACTTAAAGAATGTTATGATACTTATGATTCTATCAATGCTACAGAAAAGAATCAAGAAAAGTTCTATGGAATAATTACTGGAATGTGTAATTATGAACCTCAATCAACAAAAGTTAAAAAGGGTGTAATTATTACAGCATTACATATGGCTAATGTTTGCTATCAACCCGATGTGTACTTCAGCAAAGCACCAGTAACAGAAGCAATACCAGGTCAAACATTTTATTTCCTTGATGAAATTAAAGCATTTGATCAACTTATCGTCAATGAAGGAAGTTGGAATCAAACTTGGACTTGTGCTGCTCTTATGGCATTTAAAAAGTATGGTATCACCAATGAGAGATTACTTGAAGGTTTGAATCATTTAGATAAAAAAGCATCTAATACAAGAGTTGCGACAGTTGATGGTATATCGTCTATAATCGAGGAGTGGAAAACTCATACCAAATTGGGTGAAAAAGGTACAAGATTCTCTCAGTTTGAAGATCAAGTTTCATTCTGTTTATATTGTATAGATAAATGGATGAAAGATGACCCGATTCAAAGACTTGGTAACAATTGGAAAGAAACTGCATCAAAGTATAAAGATTCTGGAATAGCATCTTTAGAAAGAGCATTTTTTTCTTAAAGATAGAGGGGTCTAACCACCCCTCTTTTTTTGTCTACATATGCTATAATAGTACTAAATGAAAAATTGAAGTGAAGATAGATCATCAACCATTATTCCCAACACCATTATTTGAAATTACTGGATTGGAAATTGATAATGAGGAATTGACAAAAAACATTTATAATTTAAAGGAAGAGGATTCTGGTGTAAAGACAGGATATTCAAACGAGGGTGGATGGCATAGTAACTCACAAATTGGTGAGGAAATGAATGAAATTTTCAAACCCTTAGTTGATAGTTTTATAAAAGTATTACCAAAATTAGAATTTGATCCAAAAATAAAACAAGTTGATAATTTAATTTTGTGGGCAAATATAAATCCTAAAGGATCTTACAACACTACACATAATCATCCAGGATGTGATATTTCAGGTGTTTATTATGTTAAAGTACCAGAAGGAAACTGTGGTTGTATAAATTTTATTGACCCAAGACCTGCTTTAAATTATGGAAATTCTTTTATTGTTAATAGGTATGTTGGTGGAGATTCAATTCCAAGGTTTCCTGTAGAAGGAACCATGTATATATTCCCATCTAGTTTACAGCATAGTGTAGGAACCAATGAAACTGATGAGGATAGAATATCAATATCATTTAATTTAAATATAAGATGATAAATAGTTAAAAAATTAATAATGTCTGGACCGTTCGCAACACAAATACAAAATAGAAATTATCTATCTGGTATAGGTTTTAAGTTCAATCTTGCTAAGTTTCCCAAGGTGGATTTTTTCTCTAATAGTGCTAGAATACCAGAGTTGTCTTTAGCAATTGCCACTCAACCATCATATCTAAAAGATATTGATATTCCTGGTGAAAAATTAACATACGGGGATTTCACTCTTAGATTTTTAGTTGATGAGGATATGGAAAATTATATGTCAATATATGATTGGTTAAACGGATTAGGATTCCCAGAGTCAACACAAGATTTTAAAACTTTAACTACTGATAAAACTGGTCAAAGAGAAATGAAAGAACAGTTTTGTGATGGAACACTTAGAATATTGAATAGTAATCTTAGAGAAGTTGCAAAGGTTAAATTTAAAGATCTATTTCCAGTGTCTTTGACATCATTAGATTTTGATGCTACAAATGCAGATATACAATACCTCACAGCAGAGGCATCATTCAAATATACAATATACGAATTGACCAGTTCTAAATGAATCTTGACAAAATTCAGGAGATGTGGGAGCGTGATGCTGTCATCGATCCTGATAACCTACATGATGAATCCTTGAAGATTCCACAATTACATTCAAAGTATTATACAGTTTATAATACTGTTATTTTGTTGCGTGAAAAAGCAAGAGAACAATATAATAAAACAAGATTAGAAAGACATAATTTTTATACTGGTAAAGCACCAGCAGAAGCTTATATAGAGGAACCTTTTCCCTATAAGGTAAGAGAGAAGGATGCCATACAAAGACATATGGAAGCGGATGATAAGATGATGAAGATAGATCTTAAGATCAGATACTATGATACCACTTTAAAATTTTTGGAAGAAATTATTAAAAATATTTCTAATAGAACATTTCAAATCAAAAACGCAATTGAATGGAATAAGTTCCAAGCAGGTATGTAATAAATACTTTATATTTCCTAATAAATTCATGGATCATCATTCTGGTGAGACTGATGAATGGGTAGTTGAAATTAAAATGGGCATCACAGAAACTAGGTTGCTCTATAAACACATAACA